CTATGTCTTACACCAAACAAGTTAAAGGTGCTGCTGTTTTAAACAACGGCTTCTCTGCAGCTTATGTTGGTGGTGACGGCGTTGCGTTGTTCTCATCTGCTCACCCTTTAGTTAATGGCGCTACTAACAGCAACATTCCTTCTACTCCTGCTGATTTAAACGAAACTTCTTTAGAAGCGGCTGTTATCCAAATCGCTGCATGGACTGATGAACGTGGCTTGTTGATTGCTGCTAAACCTAAAAAGTTGATCGTTCCACCTGCATTGCAATTCGTTGCAACTCGCTTGTTGGAAACTGAACAACGTGTAGGAACTGCTGACAATGACTTAAACGCATTGAAAAACAACGGTTCTATTCCACAAGGTTATGCTATTAACCATTTCTTGACTGATAGCAATGCTTGGTTCTTAACTACTGATGTACCTAATGGTATGAAGCATTTTGTTCGTGCTCCTATCACTAATGACATGTCAGGGGACTTTGATACGGGCAACGTTCGTTATAGAAGTCGTGAAAGGTACTCGTTCGGTTGGTCGGATCCACTTTCTATGTACGGTTCAACAGGCGCTTAGTCAATAGAATCAACTACTTAGAGTAAATTAAGGGCTTCTTCGGAGGCCCTTTTTTTATGTCTTAAATAAAACTTGTCTTACTCGGACAAACATGTATACTACAACTTACTTAAGCCCTATATCGGATATTTACTGTGAAGAATGTAATATACAAAATAAGAAATGTTGTAAATAATAAGTTTTATGTTGGGAGCACTGTTAATACAGAAATACGATTTAAAGCACATAGACGTCACCTTCGTAAAGGTAAACATCAAAGTCCGCATATGCAAGCCGCTTGGAATAAGTATGGAGAAGACTGTTTTAAATTTGAAGTTATAGAACATGTTGAAAATCCCGAAGACTTACTTAAAGCCGAACAATTATGGTTGAATGAACATGCGGGTAAACCTTATTGTTATAACTGGGCCACCGATGCAAGTGCACCAATGCGAGGCAAGAAACATACAGTAGAAACTTTACTTAAGATTAAAGAAAATAGAGTTGCTCCAAAAGGTGATAACCATTACGGCAAAGATGTACCAAGGACCGAAGAAACAAAAGCTAAAATATCTGCTAAATGTTTAGGGTTACCTAATAAAATGAAAGGTAAAAAACATTCTGAGCAAAGTAGATTAAATATTGCTGCGGCTGTTAAACGAGGTGAAGACTCACATTTTTATGGTCAACGTCCAGCTAGTGCAGACTTAGCACAAAAGCCTATTAGAGCTATTAAAAGAGATCGTAGCGAAGAGATATATAAAAGCCTGTCATTTATGCGTGATACGCTGGGTGTATCGGTACAAACTATTATACGAGCCTGTAACTCAGGTAAACCAATACGTCAAGGTGTATGCGATGGTTGGGTGTTGTCTTACGCTAATGAAGAAGCAAATGTTGCACCTGAAATACCTGAAGAGTATTTACAGTATCCAAGAACAAGACAAGAAGCTAAAGAACTAGGTGTAAAGCTATACTTTACAGGCATACCTTGTGATCGTGGACACATCTCTCCACGTAAGGCTAAAGGCACTTGTGTGGCCTGTATGAAAGAAGATTATAAAAAAGATAAACGCTTAAAAATAAACTTGCATGAATAATAAATCCGTAGTATAAGTACCCTAATACCGGGAATATCCGGCTTAGTAGACTGCCCCGGCAGACGCATAGAAGACTACTAAGCTTATACTTTCTATGAAGGAAACTAATATGTCACGTACTACATTCTCAGGTCCAGTCAAATCAGGCACTATTAAATATAATGCTTACAAAAACACTGGTACTACTGTTTTAAAACAAATTCAAGCTGTTGTTTTCAATACTACTTTAACTTCAACTGTTACTAACTACTTACCTTCTGGTTGTCAGTTACTTAATGTTGTTGTTGATGTTTTAATTGCTTTTGACTCAGCTACTTCTGCTACATTATCTGTAGGTAAAACTGCTGGCGGTACTGAATATGCTTCTGGTGTTAATACTAAAGCTGCTACTGGTAGAATCACTCCTACTTTCACTGCTGCACAGCTTCTTGCTATGCAATCTACTACATTAGATGTTTCCAGTGCTGTTACTGGGGATGCTTCTTGCTCTGCTATCGTTACTACTGTTACTTCTGTAGGCCAACCTACTGCTGGTTCTGTCGTTGTAACTTTAATTTATGCACAACCTGATGACCGTTCAACTTTTGACGCTCAATAATTAGGAGTAAGTCATGAGAGCAGTCGTATATCAAGTAACGGGGGTAGGGGCGTCTAATGTATGCCCTCTTAACCAGTATGTTACGCCTTTTAATGTTGCCCTAAGTGTTCTTGTAACTGGTACGGTAACGTATACAGTGGAGTATACGTTTGATGATGTGTTCGCACCTAATTACGTAGCATCTTCAGGTAACTGGACACCGCACCCTAGTTTAACTACTCAGACTACTAGTAAAGATTCTAACATCGCGTACCCTGTCACTGGAGTACGTTTAAGTGTTACTATTGGACCGGGAACAGCTAAATTAACTATAATCCAAGCTGGTAAGGCAGGTAATTAATGATTTCAACTAATATAGATGGGTCATCAGGCGGGTCAAATCAGATGTTTGATTTGTTGGCGCTACTGTCAGACCCTGATAGTTATAAAACTAAACTAGCTGTACTACAAAAAGCCATTGCAGAAAACGGACAGTTAGTAGCTTTAGCTGGCCCAGCTCAGCAGGTTGTAGCTTTACGTGATAATCTCTTATTAGACAGAGAAGAGATGAAAGTTACTTTAAGCGATGCTAAATCACAAGCTGCTCTTATAAAAAAGACAGCTGCAGATAATGCTGAAGTGGTAGTATCTGAGGCTAATGAAGCTGCTGCTAATATAATTGGTGAAGCTAAAGCAATAAAAGCAACTGCTGTTGCTGAAGCTGCTGAGACTAACCAAGTCTTAAAAGCGGCTAAGTCTACTCAGGCTAGTGCTGACAGTTTAAAACTAGCAGGTGAAGCTAAATTAGCAGAGCTAACTAGAGAGATTAGTATAGCAGCGCAAACTAGACTAGAGGTGGAAGATTTAAAAGCATCCATTATTAGTAAGCACCAAGACTTTATTGCGAGTTTGTAGTATATGTCTGTCGCCCCTCATTCAGGGATAGTTGATTTTGGGGTGTTCACATCCCCAACTGTCTCTGTTGACGGTATCCAAGGAGAAACTCCCGCACCACTAATAGCTGAAATAGGTTATATACTGTCTACTAGTGGTTGGATTCCCGCTGGAAATAGTGGCACCGTTACTGATGTATCTGTAGTTAGTGCAAATGGGTTTACAGGCACAGTAGCAACTTCTACAACGACACCTGCAATAACACTTTCTACAACAGTCACTGGCATATTAACAGGTGATGGAACAGGAATAACAACTGCAACTGCTGGTGATTTTCCTACATTAAACCAAAGCACTACTGGTAATGCATTAACTGCTACAACGGCAAATACTGCTAATAATACTCCCTATTCTGGCCTTACTGGTACTATTCCTACATGGAACCAAGACACTACTGGTAATGCAGCCACAGCTACAACAGCTACAACAGCTACAACAGCTACAACAGCTACAACAGCAACTACCGCTACAACAGCTACGACTGCTACAACAGCGGTTAATGTCCCATACTCAGGCCTAACAGGTACTGTGCCTACATGGAATCAAAGCACTAGTGGTAATGCAGCTACAGCTACTAATGTCCCATACTCAGGACTTACTGGAACTGTACCTATATGGAATCAAAACACTAGTGGTAATGCGGCTACTGTAACTAATGGCCTCTACTCTAATGGCTCCTATTCAAACCCAACATGGCTACCTTCTGTAGCTTTGACCACAGGAACAATTTCTACAGCACCTAGTGCTAGTACCGACATAGTTAATAAGTCTTACGCTGATAGTATAGCTGCAGGGGTTAATTTTCATGCTGCTTGTAACTACGCTACAACAGTGGCTTTAGCGGCTAATACTTATAATAACGGAACTTTAGGAGTTGGGGCTACTCTTACAGGTAATGCTAATGGCGCTGTATCTGTAGATGGAACTACACCTTTAGTCACACAACGTGTATTAATTAAGAATGAAGCAACTCAAGCTAACAACGGTGTTTATACCGTTACACAAGTAGGTACTGCCTTACTGCCTTATATTCTTACAAGAGCTACCGATTACGACACTAGCGGTTCAGGTACTAACGAGGTAGATCAAGGCGACATGTTGCTGGTTATATCTG